CTGATCGGAACCACTTAGGAACACCAGCATCCCTTCCATGTTTGAGACACACGTTGCACAGACTTCTATAGAACGTTTTTCCGTTTTTCTTATAGTTTACAGCGGTGGGGCGCATACCGCAAGTGCATAGTGGTCTCATGCTTTTATTTAATAAAAACCTGGCCTTTTTGAACCTTTTCATTGGCGTATATAAAGCATAAAAACTCAAAATGCTATAAATACATACAAGAACATGTACTCATGGAGATAACACAATGGCTCAATTAAGTTCACCAGGCGTAAGCGTAACAGTAATAGACGAGAGTTTTTACACTCCTGCCGCACCCGGCACAGTCCCACTGATTATCGTTGCCTCACAAGAAAATAAAATGAATTCAGCAGGTACCGGAATTGCACCAGGTACGCTAAAAGCAAACGCTGGTAAAGTATACTTGTTAACAAGTCAGATGGATCTTGGAACTACCTTTGGTATTCCTTATTTCCAAACTGACGCTAGTAACAATCCAGTCAATGCTGGCGAATTAAATGAATATGGTCTACAAGCCGCTTACAGCTTGTTAGGTGTAAGCAATCGTGCGTATGTGGTACGTGCTGATTTAGACACAAACCAACTAGTTGCCACAGCAACAGCTCCAACAGGCGAGCCAGCAGATGGCACACTGTGGTTTGATACCACAGACACAGCTTATGGTGTATTCGAGTGGGACAGTGGTGCACAGGCATTTGTAGTTCAATCAGTTACTGTTATTAATGACGTTAATTTGTTGTCAAACGGTACAGGTAGTGCTCCAGCGGCCAGTGTAGGCGCATTGGGTGATTATGCCATTGTTACTGGAACCACACTAAACAAATTATGGTTTAAAAAATATAAAACAAACACAGATGCTGGCACATGGGTTGAAGTTGGCAGTGAAGACTGGATCGCAAGCTGGCCAACAGTGTTTGGTTCAGGAACACCAACATTAGCTGGAACAGAAACAGCTACAATTAATACACATGATGTGTCAGGCGCAACCAGCGTAGATGGATTGGTTACTGTTATTAATTCAAATTCAGCACTAACTAGTCTAGGAATCAAAGCCGCTAACATCAACGGTTTACAAATTTATTCCACTGGTGTAGAAGTACAACTAACAGGTACAGTATGGGCTCTAGTTGGTGCTTTGCCCAACGGTTCGACTGCGGGCAATTTTGCCGCACCAGAACTGGCCATAGCTCCTCATTATCAAGTGCCTTTGTTCAAGAGTACTGATCCTATGCCTGCTCCATCAGGTAGTATATGGGTTAAGACAACCAGCGTTAATCAAGGTGCTGATTGGATTATTAACGAATACAATGCGGCAACAGCCACATGGATTGAACAACCAGTAAAATTGTTTGCTACTAATCAAGGCGCACTGGCAGCCTTAGATCCAACAGGTGGTGGTATTAATTTACCAACTGGCACAGTGTATGTAAAATACAATGATGACGAAGGTGACATGCCTTTGGCTGACTTTAAGATTTATACTCGTGCTCACTCGGGTGTAACTAGCATTACTAGTAAACCAATCCTGGCCATTACGTTTGGCACAGGTACATACACATTTAGCGTAGCAGAAAGTGGTATTGGTAGTGCTACATTGTCTGGACCAAATAATGTAACTTTCATGACTACAGGCAATGCCATAACCGATGCTCAAGCATTTGTAACAGCATTACAAGCAGTAGCCACAGCAGATCAAATTACATTCTTATCAGTTAAATTAAATACTGCTAGCAATACAATTACAATTACACATACCGCAGGTGGCGACATTGTTTTTGTAGATGTGAGCGGCACCCCAATTGAAAATGCATTCGTCACCAACGGCACACCTATCAGTGCTGATTTGTATGCAAATCCAAATAATGTATCAGGCAGCTGGTTAGCAACAACATGGACACCTGGAACAGCAATTCAACCAAGTGCGGAACCTCTTACAACAATTCCAGCAGATCAAACATTATGGTACAATAATGTAATTGACGAAGTAGATATCATGATTAATGATGGTACTAAGTGGTGTGGTTATTTGAATGGTGGAATCCCTGCTTTAGGCGGTGGTACTCCTCTAAATCCAGCAGGTCCTATTGTAAGTGCTACACAGCCTTCTACTACAGGTCGTGCTAACGGTGATATTTGGGTAGATACTTCAGACTTCGACAACTATCCACACATTTACAAATTCAACTATGCTACCCTAAAATGGGTTCTAGTTGACAACACAGACCATACTACAGAAAACGGTATTATCTTCCATGATGCTCGTTGGACAGTAGACGGTACAGGCAGTGCTCCAAGTTCAATTGCAGATTTGATGAACAGCAATTTTGTTGACTTTGATGCACCAGATCCAGCACTGTATCCAAAAGGCATGTTGCTATGGAACCTACGTCGTTCAGGTAACAACGTGTTACGTTATGTACAAAACTATGTAGATACAACTCAACATAACCCACGTTTTGAAAATGAACTAATGACAGAATACTATCCAAATCGTTGGGTAAGCGATGCGGCTAATGATGTTCATGGTGTTGGTGCATTTGGACGTAAAGCACAACGTACAGTTGTATTACAAGCAATTGAAGCATTGATTGAAAGCAATCAACAGATACGTGACGAAGACAGTCGTCAGTTCAATTTGCTAAGTTGCCCAGGCTATCTTGAAACACTAAGTTCATTGATTGATTTAAACACAAGCCGTGGACAAACAGCATTTATTGTTGCTGACAGTCCAGCACGTTTAACACCAGATGCTACAACATTAAGCAACTGGGGTAACAACGTTAATCAAGCCGCAGTGGATGGCGAAGTTGGTTTAATTGCTACTGATGCTTATTCAGCAGTTTATTATCCATGGGGCTATACAACTGACTTGTTAGGCAATGACATTGTTGTTCCTCCAAGCCACATTATGCTACGCACAATCGCACTAAGTGACAATGTTAGTTATCCATGGTTTGCACCAGCAGGTGTACGTCGTGGTGGTGTAACTAATGCAAGTTCAGTTGGTTATGTTGATGAAGCAACAGGCGAATTTGTTACTACAGCATTGAACACTGGACAACGTGATACATTAGCTAGCATCAATGTAAACCCAATTACATACATTGCAGGCACAGGACTAGTGGCTTATGGACAGAAAACACGTCAGCTAGTTGCTAGTAGTTTAGATCGTATCAACGTAGCACGTTTGGTAATTTACTTGCGTTATCAATTAAACGCTATTGCTAAACCGTTCATCTTTGAACCAAATGATACAATTACACGTAATGAAATCAAACAACAAATTGAAAAATTATTGCTTGAGTTAACAGGACAACGTGCATTGTATGATTACATTGTTGTTTGCGATACAAGTAACAATACACCAGCCAGAATCGATGCCAATGAACTATACGTTGATATCGCGATTGAACCAGTCAAAGCAGTTGAATTCATCTACATTCCACTACGCTTAGAAAATACTGGTGCTATCAAAGGTCTTGGCAAATAATTAGGAGAACATAAATGGCAATCGCGGCACTATCAAATTTTACAGTACCTTTAGCATCTGACCGAAGCGCAAGCAGTCAAGGTATGCTAATGCCTAAGTTACAATACAGATTCCGTCTGAATTTTGAAAACTTTGGCGTAAGCGGATCAACTACTGAATTAACTAAACAAGTTCAGGATGCAAAACGTCCTAACGTTGAGTTAACAGACACTGTGATCGACGTTTACAACAGCATGATTCACTATGCTGGTAAACCAAAGTGGGGTAACTTAGAAGTTAGCCTACGTGACGATGTTTCAGGTCAAGTTAGCAAACTAGTTGGCGAACAAATGCAAAGACAGTTTGACTTCTTTGAACAAAGTTCAGCAGCTTCAGCTGGTGACTACAAGTTTACTCTACGTATTGAAATGTTAGACGGCGGTAACGGTTCTAACACTCCAAACGTATTAGAAACATGGGAAGTTTATGGTTGTTATGTAAACAAAGTTGATTATGGTTCATTAGCTTACAAAGAAAATGGCCCAGTCGTAATCAAATTAACTATCATATTTGACAACGCAGTACAAACATCTGGCGGAGCAATTGGTTCTGCTACATCAGTACAAACATTCCCAGGCGGCGGCAGCGCACTCGGAGCTTAATTAGAAAAAGCCTACTCGTTAGGCTTTTTTCTTGGCTTATCATTATATGCGTAGTTTATTAATTCAATAAATACTATTATGGCCTTTACAGCAACTAACAACCTAACCGTAGATCCAAACATTACTCTGCGTAGTCAGCAACACGCGGCTAACCTCTTTAATGTTGATCAATTTAGACTAGCCCCTAAACACAACTTCTTGTTTCATGTGGCGTTTAATATCAACGTCAGCGCACTTAAAAATGCCAATATTGTTCAACGCTATGGACAAGAAATCAACATGCTGGTCAAGGGCACCGATATACCCACATACAAGATGGATACTGAATATCTGAATCAGTACAATAGAAAAAAAATCATGCAGTATCAGCACAAGCCCGTAGAAATTACTATCAAATTTCACGATGACAACATGAGTTTGATAAATGAATTGTGGCAAAACTATTACAGTTACTACTATGCAGACAGTACTAGTGCAAATACTAACGGTGCTTACAGTAGGAATGCCATGCGTAACAGTAATTTTATTGTTGCACCTTACGGATTAGATAACGGCAGTACAACACCATTTTTTAATTATATAAAAATATATCAAATGGCTCGACATGAATATGCTAGCTATCAATTGATAAATCCTATCATTACCAGTTTTGGTCATAGTAAATTAGACTACAGTGACTATGGCAAAACAGCCGAGTGGGAAATGAAAGTTATGTATGAAGCAGTGGCTTATGGTTTAGGCGCTGTTACAGCAGGGGATCCAGAAGGATTTGGTCTTACACACTATGATACAACACCAAGTCCACTGAGCGGTGTCAATCCTGATCCAACTGTAAGCACACCTAGTTTTGTACAAAGTATTGATACAACTGGATTGAGTGCTGGAATATTAAATAATGCCATTGCCACAGTAAGTACCTATCAAAATACACAAAGCACTGGCGGTGGAACTGCATCCAATGTCTTGGGCAGTCTTGCAATTGGTGCAGGAGCAATAGGCGCAATAGGAGCAGCGTTTCCGGGCGCAGTGGGTGCTATTGGTAGTGCAGTCAGCGGAGCAGTAGGAGCAGTAACAGATGCTGTAAGTTCTGGTATCGATGCGATATCTGCAAACATTCCTAGTATAAGCGACATTAATCCTTTTTAATATATGAACGATAATTTACCTATTACACAAACTGGTAGCGCCAATGTAAAATCATTCTTTGATAACTATTTTGTTAATCAAGTGAGTTTTCCAGTAGGTGAAATCGACGCCACAGTGGGATTTTTCCAAAAACGCGGATTTGATAATAGTAGTGCTAGAAGCACAGCTATCATACTTTTAAATCAAGCAAGAGCAGAAAATGTTAGCGTATTCAAATTGCTAGATACATTAAAAACACTTACGGATACTCAACTAAGTCAGATGGTAGCACAAGTGCTTAATGCTTATAGAGAGAAAACCAGCCTCCTGGGTTATCGTGTGGCTCCAGTAACCAACACCTACGAATCACGAAACATTTTGGTGTAACATGGCCAAATTTGCCCGTGGTAAGTATGTTATAAAAAATCCAGAAAAATATGTGGGAACAAAAACACCCACATACCGTTCCAGTTGGGAATGGAGTTTCATGAATTTTTGTGATACTAATCCACACATCATGAAATGGGCCAGCGAAGCTGTACAAATTCCCTACAGAGATCCATTGACCGGAAGGCAAACAGTATATGTTCCGGATTTTTTCATTCAATACTTGGACAAAAAAGGTCGCATGCTGGTTGAACTGATTGAGATCAAGCCAGCCAGCCAGACCATACTGGAACGTGTGGGCAAAAACAAATACAATCAACAGCAGTTTGTTAAGAATCAGGCCAAATGGTCAGCAGCCAATCTTTGGTGCAGGCAACAAGGCATTAAATTTCGTATTCTTAACGAAAATGATATATTCAGCCAAGTATAAGCATAAGTAAATGTATGACAATATATCTTTATAAAAAGACTCATAATATTACAGGTTTACAATACCTAGGCAAAACTATATCTAAAGATCCATATTCTTACACAGGTTCAGGTGTAAGATGGACTAATCATTTAAAAAAACATGGGTATGACGTGACTACAGAAATTCTTAAAGAATGCCAAACAGAAGATGAGTTAATCAAATGGGGTCAATACTATAGTAATCTTTGGAACATTGTAGAAGACAGCAGTTGGGCTAATTTAAAAGCAGAAGCTGGCCCAAGAGGCGGTTGGTCTACCGAATCTAAATTAAAATTAAGTAATACAAAAAAGCAAGAATTATCTAAATTAACCGCATCAGAACAGGCCGAACGTATTAAAAAATCTTGTAGTTCTGCGTCTAGTTGGACGGCTGAACGTATTGAAAAAATGCGTAAAGGCATGACCGGTAAGAAAAAAACAAAAACGCCTGCTTTGTTACAAGCAGAAGAAAATAGAAAGAATAGAACTCCTGAACAAAAATTAAAATGTGGCGCCAGCAATCGTGGAAAAACTTGGAAATTGTTAGACGGCAAAAGAATTTGGATAGAAAAGGAATCGGCATGACAAAAAAGTTGGAGGAAATTCTCAACTTACCTGAAAGCAAGAAAATTGTAAAACAGGAAGAAAAGCAAGCTCGTAAAGCCGAAGTGGCTGAGCCGTTTATGCGAGACATGAGCGAGTATGATAAAATTGCCGCGGCCTTGCCCCAAGTTAAAGGTTTGGGCGATGTTGGTGATCAAGAACTAGACGAACTTGCTCAAAAGGCCAAAGATGCCTATGAAGATATCATGGACTTGGGCATGAATGTAGAAGCACGTTACAGTGGACGACTATTTGAAGTAGCCGCAAGTATGTTAGGGCATGCTATTACAGCCAAGAGTGCTAAACTAGACAAAAAATTAAAAATGATTGATCTCCAGCTGAAAAAGCAAAAACTAGATCAAGACGCCTTGGGACAGGATAACAGCATTGATATTCAAGGTGATGGCGTAATTGTTACAGATCGCAACAGCTTGTTGGAAAAATTAAAGAATTTAAAATAAATACAATACTGGGATTACACTATGAAATCATTTAAAGAATACTTAACCGAAAGCCGCAAAGTTTACGAATTTAAAGTAAAAATCGCAGGCGAATGCCCTAAAGATTGTGGCGCACAAATCAAAGGAGCATTGGCCGAGTTCCACGTGGCTACTGTGAGTTCGCCACGTCGTACACCAATTCAAGAACGTCACAATGAATTTCCTGATCATAAAAATATCAGCATGACAATTTTTGATGTGACTACAAACTATCCTGCAAACAGTATGCAAGTTCGCGAACGTGTTGCTAGCGGCTTGGGAATGGCACAAGCCAATGTTAAAGTTAAAACTATCGGCGAAGAAGCTGAATATGTAATCAATCATAAGCACGACGAAAAGACTGGTGAAGCAATCATTGGTACAGATTATGAACCTAGCAATCATCAGAATCTAGTGGGTACTGAACACATGATGAGTTTCTTAAAAGAACTGAACAATGAAAAACATGCCGGCAAAGAAGTTGAAGGAACCAACGATAAATTGTTTCCCAAAGCAGGAAAAGCCAAAACACAAGTAGAAATGTCCAATGAATCTCAAACTGGAAAAAGCGTTATTGGCACTAGGCAAAATAAGATTCCAGATCCAATGCAAGGAGCAAGATAATGAATTTCCAAGATTTAATCGCAAAGATGACTGCCATTGAAGAAGGCATGGCTCCACCAGTGGCGCCAGTACACACTGATGCACCGGCTCAAGAAGAAATGGCATTACCTATCGCTATCGGCGGTCCTGCTCCACAGGATAATCATGTTACTATGAATATCAGCATGAACGGCACCGGTGCCGACGGTGTACGTAATCTAATGAATATTCTTAAAGATATCGAACACGGTGTAGAAGAACCACATATGGGCCACGAGCATGAGCCTGAAGAACCCTTGATGGGCGACATGATCAAATCCATGGAGCAAGATCAAGCCGAAGAAGAATGTTACACCAACATGGAAGAAGAAATGGGTGATGAAGGCGAAACATGGGGGAATAGTGCGCACGGTGATGCTGGCGCACATGTTCACGGAGTGGATGCTGTAACATTCAGCGGTGACGATATGAATAGTAAAGGAAAAGTTAGTCCGCTGGCTCGCGCACCGGGCACTAATCCACTACAACATCCAATGCATGAAACATTAGTAAATCGTCTAAGTCAGATGTATCAGACTATTAAAGAAGAACGTACAGAAGAAAAAGATGAAAAAGGCAATGTAGTTCGTTGGAAAGAAGAAGGCGAATGGAAAAAAGACGAAAAGAAAGATGGCCGTGGCAAAGTAACTAACCTAAGCGATAAGGCTCGTCGTGAAAGTGAAAAGATGTCTAAAAAAGACGTAAAAGAAAACGCTCATCACGAGGATGACGAAGAGAAAAAGATTCGACACCTA